GGCGATTTCTCCGAGCATTTATCATGCCCCTAGAATTCTTTACTAAGGAACACCGCACCCAACATGAACGGGTACATGGCCCAGATTAAAGCCTCTAACCTGACCATCCTGCCTGACCCACGCTCCAACCTATCCTCGATAGACTTGAACCGTAACGCGCATTCAGCTTCGTGCTTATCTAATCCTTTCATCAGACAGACTCAGGCCAGCTCTGTGCTTGCATAACTGCTTGCAGAGCATCTACATCTGCCGCACCAGTAATCGCTGTTTTAAGCCTTTCATATTCTGTTATGACTCCCGCACGATAGGTAACGATTTCGTCTGGTATGCCAACATCTCGTTCTGCTTTGCGTATAACCATCCAATCTGTTGGTGCTAGTGCGCTGTTGGCTTGAGACTTGATTTGAGCTTTCATGGTGTGCTTTAGACCGCGAGTTATCAACTTCTCGCTAGTGTCTACCATCTTCCCCGGCTCTTCGCCTTCGCCGTTGTCAAAGTCAGCGTCCCAGACTTGCACATACAATTGATTACCGTCTGAGTCTTTAGCGTCAACATCCTCAATCGCCATTGCAGTGTTAGTGAAGCCTTGAGTCGCTACACCGTCTACGAGCGTAATGTCTCCCTGCGTCACCCAGTAATATTTCTGGTCTTTCTGCTCTGCGTTGACGATGTCTTGTAAGCCGTTCTCAGTCTTGAAGTCTGAGTCAGCTACTCCTGCGGGAAATGAAGTATTTGGGAACAACTGCTTCAGCGTACCTGTCGCCTCTATCGCCCCGTCTTTAATCTGTGCAAACATATTATTCTCCTGTTATCGGGCGTTGGCTGTTTTGAAGGGTGACTCTGCAAAGGCCATGTAGAGGTAGGTTCCACTGTTAGTGTTCATAGCGTTTGCGCTATTTCTAATCTTAAAGCCATTACTTAAAAAATCTATTCCAACTGCTGATGTTGTACTTTCGGCTTGATACTCGTCAGCCGCCAAAAAATCATCAATTAAATTAAAAGTGCTTCTTTGATTGTCTTGTAATATCCAATTATTTGTTGCACTAGTCTTTTTAACCATCACCCAAGCGGGCTTGAAACCCGTGTTAACCATTGGCCCCGACGCATTTCCATTGCCGGTGTAAACGCCAATTTTACTGAAGCCGGGTTTTGAGGCGAAATTATAAGCCACAACCGTTTGATTGTTAGGGTAGTTAGAGTAAAAAACAGATGTAGTAGAAGCCGTTGCAGAGCCGTTTGCTTTAGCCGCAGTCGTATTTAATACTAAATAATCAACTGATCCATCTATTGCGGTGGTTACCCAGTACCAATCACCTGTCGCACTTCTGCTTTTTGTTAAGGTAACTTCAGGAATAACTCCAAGACCATGACCGTAAGTTGCGTAAGAACCTGTTCCTGTAAAAGTAGCTATGCTAAACCCAGCCGTTTGGTTTGCTGAGACTACAGAGGCTTGATTGCCATCATTATTTGTTGACCCTGACCCATTGGCTTTCCAGTTCCAAGAGACATGCGCTTGATTAAGTGCGTTTTGTGTACCTTGCGCGGTAGTAAGAGATCTAAGCGTAAAACCGTCTGATGTAAAAGCACTAAACCCCGCAGCGTCATCAGAGCTTTCTGCATTAGTAGTAGAGGAAGCTACTGTTTTGTTTGTACCTCGAACAGCGTCATACATAACATAATTTGTTGCATCAGTAGGTCTATTTTTGATCCAAACAAAATCAGGTTGAAACCCTACTCCCGTGACGGTTTGGGGTGTAGCCCCTGTACCCGTATACAACACCGTATTAAAATGCGCTGACGGCAGGGGGATAGCTGGGTCTGGTAGGTTAGCGGTGCAGAGTGCTAGGTAGCCTGATGGCGGTGTTGTATGAAACGCACCAACTCCATTTCCATCCGAATTAGATGTAGCTGTTTCTGTTCCTAAAAATGATGAATTTTGACCAAAATTCCAAGTTATAGCTTCACTAGCACCATGATATGTATTTGCAAAAAATGACCATTCATCGTTAGCACTACCGCCAGTAGAAATATCAACTACTCCACTAGAACCTAATGAACTTTGTAACGTGCCATCAACATAAAAACTTAACTCTTTATCGTCTGCATTTAAAGCTATACCAAGAATTTGACCAGTGTTAAATACACTATAAGTTTCGCTAGCTAAACTACCATTAAATCTTGATTTGGTAGTAGTACCAGACAAATATAATATCCATTGACCAGTTGCATTTTGTGGGTTTTGACCTAAAAAATGTTGAAGGCCATAATGCCCTACGTTACTAACTCCTGCTGTAACTCCACCAGTAAGACCCGGACATATCATTTCTGCATACCATTTTCCAGATTTAACATTTAATGTAGTAAATCCAAACCCCCAACTATTAGCAGTTGGTTGTCCATATTTTAGATTTCCCTCAGAATATACCTGTGTTCCATTAGCTGTTCGATATACTAAAGGATTCATCGTAGCAAAGTTATTCGTAGGCGAGTCGGGTACAACGTCAGAGTTGGCGAGGTTAACGGCAGTCAGGTCGTTACCTTCTCCTGAACTATCAGTGCCTATTGCACCACTTGCAAACTTTAGATAGAACCCATTAGTTCCGTAACTACCGCCTGTGTATTCTTTTGGTATCCACTGTCCTGTGTCTTCGTTAGTTTCGCCAAAATCACTTGCTGCTCTTGCAGTGCCGTCAATAAAATTTGTTTCTGCTAAATATCCAATACTGTATGCAGTAGCATTTAACGCACCAAGATAAAATACATCAGTAGTGTTATTTACAGGAAGTTCTAAGTTTTGGCTTGGGTAAGTGTTTTGGCCGCTTTGGAACGAAGTTTGTTGCACTCCGTTAATGTACATTTTTACTCGATTACTTGCTGTACTTTGTGTTGTATCAACTGCTAACACTATGTGATACCAAGCTGACATATCTCGAAATACGGCAGTAGTAGCCAGCCTTATTTGATGCCCCGCCGCAGTGTAATAACCAAGTTTTAAGGCTCTTTCATCAGAACCGGATTCAAACAAAAAATTTAGGTCTTGGGCAAAAATTGCAGAGATGGCATTCTCTGTTGCTCTTTTTATCCAACAACTAAGAGTAAATGTTCTACGGTTTCCAGCACTGCCGGGTGTGCGTTTAAGATGAGCGTTTCCAACGTCATCAAGAATAGCTGACTGATCTATCCCAAACTCAGCAACAGCACCACTGCCCATTAATACTTTCTTAGCAACTGTACTCATTAGGACATTACCTGACCGGCTGTGAATCCATAGTATGTTGTACCACCGTCTACTGTATAGAACACAAAAATGTCTACAGCATCATTAGTAGTCGTAAGTGTAGGAGCAGTATCTGCTGCCCACTTGATTGAGCTATTCCAAGTTATGGTTCTAGCCGTAGAGCCTTGGATAATCCTAAGTGTAGCTGCGGATACTTTGCCGCTGGCTGCTGGGTTGGTAAAAGATATTGTAGTGTTTTCAGTCAAGTCATGGCTGAAGTTATTAGCCGTTTGTAAATTTAACGATACTGCGGCAGAGCTAGAAGTAACTGCTGCATATTCTTCGCTGAAACCGTTGTCGAGTGTTATGACTCCATTTGCATCTGCGGTAACTGCTTTGCTTGCTGCGGTTAGACCAAGAGTGGCTATGTCTAAGTAGTTGAGTTCTGCCGCTGTGGAGGTTACTCCGTCAAGGATATTAAGCTCTGCACCTGTGGAAGTAACTGCTGTACCTGCATAGTTAAGATTATCAGCAGCAATGTTGACCTCGCCTGTGCCTTTTGGGGTTAGCGTCAGGTCTATGTTGCTGTCACCACCAGATGTTCCTACTACTACCGCGCCGCCCGTTGCAGCGTTAGTAAGCTCAAGCTCGTTGACCGCACTGCTGGTGGTCTGCATCTTGATAAGCTCATTGCCGTTTGCATCAGCAAGAAACCCTCCGTCAACAATCTTTGCCGCAGTTAAAGTCTTATTTGTGAATGTGGTGGTACTTGAAGCAGTAACCCCACTAACTTGGCTATCAACGTATGCTTTAATAGATTCTGATGATGCGAGTTTTGTTGCACTAGCACCTGACATCGTGTCGGAGTCTAATACTGCCGTTCCACTAACCCCTGTATTTAACACGGGAGAAGTCAAAGTCTTGTTAGTCAAGGTTTGAGTAACGGTGTCTCCCACAAGATTACTTGTTGTTGCCGGGAGAGTAAGCGTGACATTCCCCGAAAACGACGAATGTGCTGGTGCTTGAATTTGAGCATAGTGAGCGTTGCTAGTCTCACAATAAAATTTAACGGTAGATCTAGTACCACCGTTCTTTAAAGCTATATCTCCTGCGGAAACTGTTGTTCCAGCACTGGAGCTTCCCGCAATAACAGTACCCCCGGTTAACGCGCCAGAAGCAGTAACTGCCGCTGCGGTTGTTGTTCCTGTCAAGTCAAGATCAACCAGAGCATCCAGTACAGCCGCTCCAGAACCAGCACCATCTAGGTAGATCGCTTTAACAGCACCGTTAGCTATGGTGATATTAGCTCCGCTGCCTTGACTAATAATAATGTTTTGGCTTCCACCTGTTGCGTTCTCTATGATCTGAAAACGCTTCATCGTGTTAGGGCCAATAGTGATCGTACAAGCAGAATCTAATGTGCCTGTATACTTCAGATATATCGCTCTTGCCTCATCCGATGCGCCATCACCCACCGTCGATGTGTGCGTATCAGCGTTAGTGGTAATAGCTTCTGTCCCATATCCAAGGGCTTGGCCTATTAGCTCTAGGTTGGTATTGGTGCTTGTTCCCCACGTTCCCGATTCGTCACCTGTGGCGATCTCTTTTAACCGTAGATTATTAACGTATGTAGCCATGTCTCTTCCTTTATGCTGCTATTTCTGTCCAAGTGGGTGTCTGTGATGTATTGACGGGTGTCCATTGAGGTGCTGGTGACGGTTGATCTGTATCTATCTCGCCCCAAATAAGAATTCCGCTTAAAGAAAGGGTAACTCCTCCACCTGTAACGCCAACCGATATACCTCCCCCGGCTGATTCTGTAGTGTTTCCTGCTGTCGCATTTATTTCAAACCCAGTAAGAGAGACATTAGCTCCATCACCTTGGTTAACCGCAACACTTCCAACCGCAGAAGTTGCCGCTAAACCTGAAACAGAGACATTAACCCCTGTCCCTAGAGATACACTAACGCTTCCAACAGAGGCTGTAGCTCCTACAAAAGAAGCATCCTGCCCCCATCCGGCATCTCCCCATCCTTGGGTGATGCTGTTCCAGCCAGCAAAATTGACAGTAGCGTCTGCCATTAGGCGATTCTTATAATCGCGCTACTAGCGTCAGCGGTAGGGAAGGTAATGGTAAAATCCCCGCTTGATGATGCTTTGTCAGTGCCAAAATTTAAAACCAAGATCCCTCGATTTGCTGCCCCGGCTGCTGTTGAAGAGTTATAAATTAACGCTCCTCTTGCCGTAATGCTGGAACTTGTCCAAGTTACGTCAGCAAAATCAGTCAAAGCAGTGGTGCTAGAGGTTGTAGGAGTGACGTTTGTTAATGACTTTCCTCCAGCATCATACCCAGCCCCGCTGGCTTGATTAGATGCGCTGTAAGCAGTTGTTGTAGCATCCAAAGATGCGCTACTCGTATACAGTGCAATTTTAAACGTATTTCCAGTGCCTGTAGTAGTCGTGGTTCCACCACCGCTACCGCTAGTAAAATTATGTACGCCTTGAAGTAATTCTTTTTTAAAGCTGGTGCATACAGCTTGACTAATAGCCATTACATTTTCCTCAAAATTTCTGCCATATCAGCATGGTCAGCCTGCTCAAGTTCAGCAATCTTGCTTGTTTTGTCGCTTTTTACAGCTTCTTCCATATAATACTTTATAACCTTAAATACGTCCTGCTTGAACGCATTTGCTTGCTCCATAATTAACGGGTGGCTCTTACCGCCAACGCTAACAATGGTATTAGTAGCTCTTTCAGCCCAGTGGTCTGTTGAAAGACCTCCGTTAGTTGTGGCTGTCACACTAACACCACCAGTTTCAGCCTCAGAAAATTCAATCATTAAAACCTCTCTTATCGGACTGAGCCAGACCTATAGCTGTCTGTTGTATCATAACCCTCTCCTAAAACCTTTAATTTAGAAAGAGCGTCTTCATATCTTGCGGCATAAACCTGCATCAAGTCTGGTTCGCCTTTGAGGAAGGTGTAAGCCTCCACTAAGCACCCATAGAGAAGGGTACTCTCTGCATTAGTCCCAAGCCAGCTTGTGCCACTAGCTGCTGTTGTAATTGACGGCGGCTTATAAAAGTAATGAAGCTCTGCCGTAAAAGCAGTATCTGGAGTAGGGCCAACAATGAATGTCTCTGCGCTAAACAGTCCGTAATACTTTGGGCTTCCTGTTACTGAAGCGTCAGGGTAAGCCTGCCTAATAAAATTAACATCTTTAAACAGCAGAAACTCGTAACCGCTATCATCTATAGCCAAAGAATATGGGGCCAGAAAATCTGAAGGACAGTTTAGATACTTTGTCCCAACCGTCATTGTGCCTGTAGAGTTTCTTCTAAAATCAGGAAGCTGGGCAGACTTTAATATCCTGTCCTCTGCCTGACTGATGATTACAGGAAGATTACTAACGAAAGTTGTTTCAGTAGTTTCCAGATAATCTTGTATTGCGCTTTTTAAGGTTGTGAATGTCCAAGCCATTAGCTAGTTACCACCGTTACTGTTCCTAATTGAGATTCAATATCCAACCCTACCGTTACACTACCAAACGCTGCAACACCCCCACCTACCGGATTAAAGGCAAATAACTCTCTGCTCTCCTCTAGACTTCTATCTGGGCGAGGATTTCTTATTGCTTTAGGGTCATCAACCTTAACTTTGCCTAGCTGAAGTTGTGGCTGATCTTTATCAACGACATCTCTTCCTACTAAGAACCCAGTAGGTCTTTGGTTTACAATCTCTGGAACAAGATCTTTTGTGTTGTACCGAAACCCTGTGAGGTCACAGAAACCAAAGGAATGCTTTCCACTCGCAAACCTACTCAAAACCTATAACCGCCCGGAGATATGTATAGAGAGGCTTTATCTCTGTCGCTATCTGCCGCTAAAGAAAACTGCTCCTCATACTCCGCTTTTAAAAACTGCGCCCTACTTATTGAATCAGGGTACTTTGTACTTAATTGATAAGCTAAACCGGAAACAAGGCAAGGCAAAAACCTTGCAGGTACATCCATGTTAAGAGATGCTGGCTTTCCAGCGTCCTCTATCCTTTCCATGTAGTAGTAGCCAAACGTATATGTTGCCTGACTGTCGGGGGAAGGCCAAACATGAAGAGTGACTCCTGTTGGCTTACTCTCGATGTAATACTGCAAAGGCTTGCTTTGAGTTAATTTATTTGACAGTTGTGAGTAGTCACTAACAGACACTCTTGACATTGACTGATCAAATTGACTGGAGATGTTTCCGGGGTTAGTTCTAATAAACCCTTCAACTACATCTAAAACGTAGTCAGGCAGATCATAAGCAGTCGTTCCCGCTGTTAGAGTTAAGGTTGTGTCTCTAACAGTCCAAAGGTTCAAGCCCCTGTTTTGCCATTCCAGCATCAGCAAGTTAAGGCTTCTTCTTGCGGTTTTGTAGTCGTAGCCGCTTCTTAACTCTCTGCCAGCCTTTTCAAAGGCTTCTTCCATTACGTCTGCTAGGTCAAGAGTAAATGTGTATGTTCCGCTAGTTGCCATTTCTATTTCCTTCTAGACTTAGCACCGGAGCATTTCCACCGCTTCCTAGATAAGTTGTTTGGCGTATTGGGGTCATTTTGTTTTTTCTTTGGCAATCTTTTCTTAATGCCTAAAGATCTGGCGCAATAACTATCCCCTTTAGATGTTCCGGGCTTAACTCTAGCACCGCCACCTTTAGCTTTGCCAGCCTGACCATAGCTAACCTTCTTGCCTGAAGAGGTTACCTTAACCTTTGCTTTTCCCTTTGATGGCTTGCTGTTAGCCATTACCTATGCCTCGCTGTTTTCTTGGCTACTTTTTTAGGCTGGGCAGAGTGCTGCTTACCTTTCTTAGTATCCTTTCTTTTCTTTCGAGTAGTTGCTGCATACTCTTTGTCAGACAAAGACTTAATTGCTTTAGAAGGAAGATATCTTTCGCCGGTTGCTTTTGAACCTTGCGTTGACGGCTTGCCAGACTTGGTTCGCCACTTTTGCTTAGTCCACTTTTTGAGGCTTTTCTGTGACTTTTTGAGAGCCATTAGTCTTTATACCCGCCACCCGACTTCTTATAGGCGGCAGCAAGCATTTGAGCTTTTCTGGCACTCCACTGACCTTTAGAACCACCTTTAGAGCCAGACTTAATCTGGCTGAAAAGGCGTTTCCTTAAAGTCGGCTTTGTGTAATTACCAGCCTCATTAACTCTAGACTTAGCTTTTGGCTTTGCTTTAGCTTTTTTAGCAGCCATTAGCCGTAACTCTTTGAAACCTGCATAACGATGTTATACACATCTCCAGCGGAGTGGGCGACTGTTGTAAATTTGATATCACCTGTTTTACCGCTGCCAGAATTATTTGGAATCCCAGTAAAGTCAGTAAAGTCTAAAGTGTCTGCCCAGTCAGCATTAAGCTGCCAAGCTAAAACATCAGTAGTCGCGTCAAATAATATCTTTACGCCCATGCCTATAGTTGAGTAATAGATTTGCCTGATTGTAACACCAGAACAAGTCGCCCCTGTCATAGGGTCGCTGGACAATCCAGAAACATCTATTTTAGTTACTGCGCTTTCGCCTGTACCATCACTGACGTTGGTAAACCTGAATATAGCGGTTTTTGCGCCGTCCTGAATGGTTTGAGTGGCTACTGCATCAGCCATAGATCACCCCTTATGACGCTACGTCATAGCCTAGTATTGTGATAATCAACCTACCAGCGGTGTAATCAGCGTTAGTTGCTGCACCAGCAACTAAGTAAAGATACTGATCAGCGACGATAGTACCGCCTGCTGTTCTTGTACCCACAGCAGCATCACCACCGTTGATAATCAAAGTTTCAGTCAAGCCGCTAATAGGGTCATTTTCTACACCTGTTGCTTCAGTAGCTGAGTAAAGGTCAATGTCTGGGTCGCCACCAGCGGGAGCTTCAAAACACTCCATAGTTACGCCAAAAACAACACCAGTATTGGCTGTAGTAACACGGCCTATATAAGCTACTCCGGTGTCAGCGTCACCAATAATGTCGCCAGCAGCAGTAGATGCAAGGCCAGTAAGGTCAAGCATGATTGTTGTTTTTACAAGATTTACATTGGTAGAAGTATCGCTCTTAAAACGCTCAACCTGAGTAATGTAAACCTCTGCCGTGCCTTCTATACCGGCTGCGGCTGCGGCTTCAGTAGCCATTTTGCTGCCGCTGGTAATAGTGATAGCACCAGTAGCTGCATTTTTAGATACGGTTTCAAAACCGTTTTCGGAACGGACTGGGCCGTTAAAAGTTGTATTCGCCATTTAAGTTCTCCTGTCTTGGCTAATGTCTGTGTTTCACATGAAACAACAGTCAGGGAATAAAAACAAAAGGGGGGCGAAAGCCCCCCAAGTGTTTAGCTTGAACCGGGAGATCCGTAGATTCCCAGTGGGTCAGATACGCCGAAGCTGTAACGCTCTCGCGCTTTGTAGCGCACGTTTCCAGTATCGAAGTCACCGTCCATTGAAGTCTCAAGCGCAGTACGCTCAAAGTGCTTCATGCCGTTCGGAATATCAGTCATGATAAAGAACGCATTGTTATCAGTCAGGTAATGGTTAACAGCATAGCCGTCTGGGATAGCACCCATGTTGCGTATGGAGTTAATGTCATTATCCGCTGTACCTACTCGCTGAGTGGTTTCTAGCAATCTATCTGCTGTAAACATCAATGCGGGTGGAACAACCAGACGCTTAGGTCGAGCCGCAATCAAAAGACCGCGCTCATCAGTAAAGGCTGAGATATCAATAATCGCATTCTCTAAAGATGTTTCGTTAAGGTCTGCTGCTGTTGCAGGACGGTTACTGTTAGTGCCGCCTGAAACGAGTGGGTGACCACCGCCTCCTGCTACACCATCACCTGCTGCTGTGAACAAGTTAACACCATCACCTGATTGAAAGGTATTGGTGAAACCGAAGTTCAAAGGGTTAACCGACTTAACTTGCTTGGTGTAAGCCATTGCCCGTGCCAAAGATTTTGTATAACGAGCAGAAAGAGAATCATAAAGATTATCCTCCATAGCTTCTTCCGTTATAGCAAAGCCCATAGCAATCGTTTCATGGTTGTACCGTGCTGTGAAGCTTTCTTGCGCTGAATCATAGTTGATTGCAGAACCTTCTTGCTTAACAGGGGCAGCACCAAAGCCGCTAAGTTTTACTTCTTCTTCAAAAGAACGATCAGAACTCTCTGTGTCATAGATAAGAGTGTGTTCGTCTTCATACTTCTCATACTCAAGACCAAACAAGGCGTTAAGGCCGGGGAGTAGCTCTTTGAGCATTTGTGCGCGTGAAATAGCCATTTCCTATTACTCCTTATACGCCAAGTTTAGTTTCGTAAGCGTGACTTAAAGGAAGATAGGTCACAATACAGTCAGTGAAGGCATCGCCTACAGTGCTGTTTGGGCCATCCACGAAATCAACGATACGAAGTGGAAGTGAATTAGTCGTAGCTATAGAGCCGCCGTCTAAGGCGTTCTTGCTTCGACCGATTGAGGTTGAACCCGCAGTGCTTACCGCTGATACATTGTTTCCAAGACCTGTTTGAGCTATAGCCTCGTCACCCTGCATAAGAAATAACAATTTAGGATCGTCACAGACAAGAGCCATAATATCCGAAGCAACAGTTGATGCTGGATAATGCTGACTAAATGTCATCTGACTTGTAGTGGGATCAGTAAATGAGCATCCCATAAAAATGCCGACAGTCCCAGCAACAACTGCTGTTGTGACGGCTGATTTTTCTACAGTACCAGCGGCAACCAACTTAACGAAGTCACCATAAAATATGGCGGTTCCGTAGTTGCTTGCAACCTTAATGTGTCGAACTTTTCCTGAAAAAGAGCCTGACGCACTAAGAGTGTTAACTGGTTCTGCACCTGTTGGAGTTGCAGTAGTAGCCATGATTGGCCTCCTATTAACTTAGGAATTAATTATTAATTCCTGCCAAATGTTGTTCTCGTACTTCTTTCTGGTGTAAGCAAAGGCATACGAGGGTCATTTTCCCGGAGATAATTGTTATCGACAGATTCTATCTGATTAGCAGCCATTTTCTGAAAATGCTCAGTTCTTGACTTCATCTTTTCTGCTGGAGCTTTGCATAATAGCAATCCCCCAACTTCGATATTACCTACAAACTTAGAATTAATATCAGACTGCAACATCAGTTCTGGGTGATCGTCGGCCTTACAAGGCTCCCAACCCTCCCTCAACATCTTTGAAGTATGAGTTCCATCAGCTTGTCCCATGATACTCGTCCTGACCCAACGAAAAACCCACCCATCTTGAGGGGTAGGATCGGGCAATATAGAAGCAGGAGTCCATGAATCACTAGGTCGTGTTTCGTTATCTCTTTCGTTTGTTTCTCTTGGGGTGCGCTCAGTAGTCATTAATTTCTCCTGACTAGACGTATTTAGCATATTGCTGTTCAGTTAAACCTAGCTTCTTGGCGAGAGAACGCTGGGTTGGCGAAAGCTTCACTGTGCGAGGTTTGGCTCCATTATTTCTACTTGAGGGGGCCACCACCATCGAAGGTTGACTAGCAGTCGAAGTTCGCTCTTGTTGGGTATTCCCAACCTGCCAATCATGATCTGGAAACGCTCTTCTGACCGTTTCGTCAATTTGTCTAAAATATTCTTGAGAGTTTGGTTTAACTCCCTGTTTTACTAGAGATGCATGTTTGCCGTAAGCAAGGGATGTCATCTCTTCGTAACCGTCTTCCATAAACCAAGGATTAGCAGCCGCCCATTCCTCTGTCTCTGGGTCTGGTCTAGGGGCAGCTTGTTGTTGCTGTTGTTGCTGTTGCTGCTGCGCCCTAAGTTGTTGCTCGTATTGCTGGTGTTTTTGCTGCTGTTGCTGTTGACCTGCAAAATTCTGCTCATAACGTCCAGCTTCCGTTAACTCAGCGGTTGCTTTTGTTAATGCTTCTTGGGCAGAGACTACATTATCAGTGTCTCCTTCCTCGTAAGCTTTCCTGTATTGCTCTTTTGCTTGGTTAACAGATAATGCGGCACGTTCTTTAACTTGACCGATTAAGGCTTCTTCGCCTCTCCCGATTAAAGACTCGTACTCTCTATTCTTTTCTGCCATCTGTTGAGCGACACGATAAGCCTCATCTCGCATTTGTTCAGCGTTTTCTGCTTTTCGGCGTTCTTCATGAGATTCGTAACGAAGCTTGTTAATTCGTTTTTGAACTCTTTTGCTATAGCCTTTAAGTTCTTCATCACCCAAATCAGAGGAATCATCCTCTTCCTCGATAGGATCAGCAGAAACAACTTCTTCTTGCTCTTGGCTACCTCCTATCTTAGTTCGGACACCAAAGAACTTATCTTCTTCTGACATTGACAACTCTTGTTCGCTCATAGCTTGGCAATCCCCCTTGGATCTTCAACAACAGCTTCAACACTATCGTCGTTGATTAATCTAAACTCCTTTCCGTGAACTTTAAATCTTGTGCCACTGTAAGAGCGCATCAAGATCCAGTCTCCTTTTTTGCAGAAAGGCCCAGATGGGAATCGTTTCTTATCGGCATAACAGTCTGGGCCTAGCTCAAGCACCATACCTGTAATTGATCCGATCTCTTCCTCATAGAGCGTGTTGTTGGATTTAATAATCCCCCCGCCAAATTCCTTTTCAGGCTCAGGCAGAGCTATCAATATTTTATACCCAGACGGGTTCGGCAATTGACTAGCCTTGCGAGCATCTTCTTGCTCGTCATTCTTTGCTAATGCTTCCATTAGTGACTTCCTAGCACTGGAAAAAAGCGTCCAGAGTCGCCTGCGCTGCTCTATGCAGCGTTATGCATTCTCGTATTTCGATTGCAGATCAAGTATTTCCCTTTCGGTTAATGCTAACCCTTCAATAATACCGCAACATTTTGAGTATTCTTCAAAGTTTTTGCAACCCCCACCGCTTATATGGTCTGCATACTCGTTCATTTGAGATCTTATGGTCTTTTGTAG